TTCATAATCATCTTCAAGCATATTAAAATGCCAAAACTCTCTATCAGCAATAAGACTGTCTCTAAATGCAAGAGTTTCAAGTTCTTTCATGTTAAAACGTTCAGTATCAACATTATGTTGATGTGATGCCCATTCTTCTATCATTGATTTATAATTCTTTTTAAAGAACTCTTCAATTTCTGGCAAAGTCTTTAATGACTCAGGTGACATCATTTGTTGAATCTGTTGTTGCTGCTCTTGATTATTAGGATCTGCGCCCATTGCCTCAACTTTCATTTTCATTTTTATTTCAGCACTTGATAACAATGTTTGCTCTACCATCTGGCGTTTTTGCTCAAGCATTTCATTGTATGAAGTATCATCAACTGATCTGTACATGATTTTGTCATTGCGTTTTGCAAATTCTCCAACCATGACATTTACAACATTTGGAATAATTGGAAAGAATTTTAACTCAAAAGCTGAAGTATCTTCTTTAGTCAGAATATCAACAAGTTCTGCCATATCATTATCTTCCTCTACAATGTAGTCTGTCTTATCAATAATACCAGTTGCTAATTTGTAGTTTTTAAGAAGGCGTCTTGCATTTCTGCGTATCTGTTTAAGACCTTGCATTTCATACCAATCCATATTCCAAGCAGCCCATGCTTCATCTTTATCTTTTGATTGTAAGAATTGCACAGGTTGGGTAAATGTACCCATCTTGTTATAATCAGCTTTTGCGCCATTCTTTAGCTGCAGTGCATTGAATACTTGCATATTATCTCATGTTTTTAAATGGGTTCCTTGGTTTTCGCATAAGACTGCTAGCTGAGCTTTGCTCACTATTACCAATATGACGAAAAGGACTCATAAATAAGTTAGTATTTTTATTTGTATTTTGCAAACTATCAGGATTTTCATGATCTGTACGTTTAGAAAAACCTCTGTTTGACTCTTGAACTTTTGCAAAAGCAACTAATGCACAAAACGCAACCAAGCGGTCAACGTTTAATCCATCTCTGTATGCTTGCATTTCTTTTAATAGCATTAAATCAGGTATGCGTTCTACACCATATGTAACTTTGGTAATAGTGCCATCTGGTTTGGTCTCAACATCTATCTCTTCTTCTAAAAACTGTATTGCGTATGATACCAAGTTTGATTTAAAAAGTGTACCTGTGTTACGCCAACCATACTCCTGGAAGACGTTATTATTACTACCTAGTTCTTTTAAGAACATGATTTGATTTTTTGGCACAAGATACTTTTGCTTACGTCTTGATATCATGTACTGTATAAACAAGTGTACGTTGTTCTCTACAATTGTCCATGCATTGTAATACTCAATAATTAACTCTAGTCTTTCATGCGTCTTTTTTAAGTCATCAAATCGTCCACACCATGCAGCAACAATTTTATCACCCTCAATATAAGAATCAACTGATCCATCTTTCTTATGAACTGTTACTTCTTGTGCAGTTTTATAAACAAAGATAGAACAAAGAGATTCTGATGTTGTTGTCTTACCTTCTGATACAGGGTCAATAGACGCATAATAAGTTCCAAACTTTGGATTTTCAATTGGTTTCTCATAAATGATAATAGCACCTTCTTTATTTTCTGTTTTAGGTGATATTGGAAACTCCATGATTGGTAACTTGCGTGTAAACTTTTGTACAATTTTATCATCTTCCCACATCAAGTCTACAAATTCCATTGGATATTCTTTATCCTCTATGCGTCTAATTTGTTGTGATACTAAATGCTCAGGAAATCTTGCGTCTTTTCTATAATCAAAAGCTTCTTTAATGTTAATAGGTTTCTGAGAAATACGTAATCTGTAATCTTCTGGTTTAAGTTTCTTTTTCCAGTCTTCACGTTCTAACATAATCATCTCAAGAGCTTTTTCCACTTGAGAATTACCATAATCATCTATACATGGAAGCATTGACCATTGCTCTGGTATAAACAAACCACATAATCCTTTTGTACCATTCTCATCTAATAAATCTGTTTCAACAGCAAATATATCTTTTGAGTCTGGATTTAAGATTAATTCTTTCAATGGTTCACATTGATCCAAATCACCCACAGATCCTGCAACCACAAACATACCTGTATACATCATACCTGATTTCATTGCAGGTAATAAATACTCAAGTGTTGTACTCATTTTGGGAGCAATTCCTGCCTCCTCATGAAAGAATAAAGTACATGGTCCCCCTACACCATTTGTTGGGTCTTTTTCAAGTACCAATCCAAATATAACTGACTTAAGTCCAATATCTACTTTTCTACCTCCTTGCGTAACCTCAGCTTTTTGTTCCCAGTTTAATACTTTATCTGGATTACAAGGACGATACCATGCAGTGTGTTTATTTAAGAAGTTGCGATACTCTTCAAGAAAACGCCATGTGCCTTTCTCATTAATATAATCTTTAAGTGATCCAGCCATCTTAGACACAGAACCTTCCTCAAAATAAAACAAGTTAATGATTTTACCAGAATGATAATAAGAAGATGCTATCTGACGTTTCTTTAAAATTGCTGCATGTTTATTTTTTAACTGTGCTAACTCTTCATAAAGAGCCATGTGATACTGAGCATCACGTACGTCAGCAAATGTAAATCTGTTTACTTCTTTGTTATAGATTGGTAAGAAGTTTAACCACATATAGTAATCGCGTGGCAAGTACCACGTTTTACCTTTGTTCTTAAATATAACTCCTTTTCTACATTTTTCTTTTTCTGTATCCCAATAGTATATAAAGTCTTTGGAACGCTCAGGTGCTAAACAGTATACTCTGTTCTTATTGAACTTTCTAGCTTCTGCATTGAACATAAATGAACACTCATCAAAGTTATACTTTCCTGGTTGTTTGAATATACTTTCAAGAAACTCAATAAAGTCATCTTTAGTCTCAAATGCAGTGTATCCCCACTGTTCAAGTTCATAATCATATGTTGGTATATCTCTAAACATTTTAAAACTTTGGTCTGTCAACTAGTAAAGTTACTGTTCTTCTATCAGATAAGTTCCAAGAAACATTTTTAACTACAAAATTTTCTTGGCCTATTTCAATCCAATCTCCTCTTGATGGTACACATGGCAGTTCTCTTTGTATCAGTTTTCCTTCTGATATGTGTTCTACTTTCACTATAAACATGAACTGCTCCATATGTTTAGAATTGGTCATATGCAAGATTTTGTCCACCTCTGACTTGGCTTTTCTGCTCTTCCATAAGGTCTTTATACGCTCCTTTAAATGATCCACGTATTTGCTCAAATTTTGCTGCAGCATTGACCAACGCTGTGATGTTCCCATCACGACCATGCTGAATTGAGGTATGTTCCATATAAGTAGCAAGACGATCCAACATAGATTTGATACCCATGTAAGCCCTGTACGTAGGTGTCTCATAAAGCTTTTGACAAAATGCAAGTGCGACAACAACATCATCATCCTCAGTTGAAAACTCAGCTTCCAACTGCGCAAGTATAAGTTCTTCTTTCTCATGTTCTCTAACATCAAAAAATGGATTAATATCTGGATTAGGGCATGACATATAAAACAAGTACTGATATACTTTCATATAATCATCAGGATAATTGTCCATAATATCTTTAAGAGCTTTTAATGCATAGCAATGTTCTGTAGGAACAAGTACTCCATTTTGTATGTCAAATAACTTAATCATTGTTTTTGTTTTTTGAGAACTTTAACATCTCATCTTTATTTTCTTTTACCCATTGAAAAATTGCCATCACCTCTTCTTTTAAGTATGGCAAGTTGTATGGTATTACTTCTTTTACTATAGGATCACCTTGTTCTGTGCGACTTACTATAGGATATCCATACTCATCTTCACCATCTGTCTCAAATATAATATGATGCAAAATCAAATCTCCAGGTTTTAATTTAGGATTATGTTTCTGTATCATGTACATATACGCAGACAACTGTAATGCGTAGTGATAATAATTACAATCATCCAAATGCGAAACAGGCCCTGTCATCTTTTGAGAAACACCTTCCCAATTAACATAAGATTGTGTCTTTATTTCTTTATTTGTTTTGTAATCTGTAATATGGATTAAACCATGAGCAACCTCAACTAAATCAGATTGACCGCAAATTCCAACAGATCTTAAATAAACAAGATGCTCAGGATAGATGCCAGCTAAAAGTTTTTGAGAAGATGCAACCTTGTATCCTTTTTCATTAACAATAGGCTTGATAACTTGTAATGTTGCCTCGTGACGATTTATAGTATCACAACTTGTGATGTCATGTTCTCTTTGGTCATGATACCATGTACCCAAATCAGTTGCACGTTTGGCTTCAGCTTTCCAAATCTCTTGTATTTTCTCTGGAGTAAGTCCTTGCCACTTTTTACTGCTCTTAGAACTTTTCTTTGATATAGCCTTTGCATCAAATGGCTGCTTAAAAAAACTTATCAAAGTTGTCACACTCACCCAATCAATTGTGTCATTAGGATCAATTGATTTGTACTTGTGATTTTCTGGCTCAAATGATAACATGATTAATCTTTTATGCTGTTAATAATTGCATCTTCTTCATCTTCAGACGTGAGAGCATTCCATTTTCCTTTTGGACATGATGAAGATAGTGATCTTGTTTTAAATGATAATTTGCATCCACAATCTCCACAACATGGTTGAGTACCTGCCATATAACATTTAGTACCAATCCTATCTATCAATTCACATTCCTCACATATTGCCATTCTTGAAGCAGCAACCTCTTCAATGTGTTCTTGTTTAAAGATACTATTTTTTACACCTTCAAGTATCTTTCCTTTTTCCTTCCAAAGTTTTATCAGACTCATGTTTATTAGTTTTATAGATTTGTTTTTCTTCTTCTTTCTTTTTCTTTTTTTCGTTTAGACTGTTCAAATCATCTAATGTTTTTTGAAATTTTTCTACATCATTCTTTAAAGATACTAATGACGCATATTCACTTAATGTAGGTTGTTCAATACTTTCATACTTATTCAACGCTTGCTGGTAGATTCTAAGTTTTTCCTCAAGCTTTGATCTTTTAATATAAAAAGTTCCAAGACCATCTACAGTTATTTGATGATGAACCAGTCCACTTAATTTTTTCTGCACTGCATTGAAATAACATAAAACTATAGATGGTCTT